CTTTTCTCCTTAACTTCTACATAATCACCAGCCCATTTATAAAAACCATTTCGGCCATATCTTGAATATTCATCCCATACATTAGTCAAAGCAAATTGATGATATAGCTGTGACCAACTTTCTGGGCTTGGTGTTCCACTCATTAAAATAATTATTCCATACCTCAACTTCAAAATATTCTGTTGCCTTTGTGATGGCTTCGGAAATGCTCCAACACTATGAGCTTCGTCAACGATGACAATATTCCATGATGTACCCTCAAAATTTTTTAATTGCTCAAAATTTGTGACAACAACTTTATCTGTTAAATCCATCAAATCTATGTCTTTTTTTATACTGCTAATAGCTTTCTTTTTTGTAATTATTAAAACCTTATCTGCCTCGATATTTTTGACAACTGATAATGCAACAAGTGTTTTTCCTGTCCTACATTCACCACTTAAATATCCATGCCCATAATTATTACAAAGCCTTGTAAGTTTTTCGCTTGCTTCTTTTTGGTATTCTCTTAATACTACCATTGACAGTGTTGTAACTACTGCTAGTGTACATTGAAACGCTATATATGCAACACCAATGCAACAGAAACCGAAAAAGGCCATTCAGATATACCTTGAAGAAGAGCAGATCCAGTGGCTTGATAAACATAAAGGGCCAGAATTAAAACGTGGTGGGGTCATAAGAAACCTTATTAGAGAAAAGATGAAAGAAACTTTTGATCAAGATGAATATGATGAAATGATGGAAAGAATGAGAGAAAAAACTGAAATATTAGCAAGTGAAAATGAAGAGAGAAGAAAAAAAAGAGGTAAATAATGGATATAAAAGAAGAATTACTAGGCTTGCCAAAGGCATGGGGTTATGTTGCCGTCCAAAATAAAAGGCCATATCAAAACGATTGGCAGAATAATCCACTTAAACAATCACAACTTTTTAAAGAACTTGTTGCAAAAAGATCTACAGGTATAGGTGTTTGCTGTGGTACTCCTTCAGGTGGACTTCTTTTCTTAGATCATGATGGCCCATCAGCAGCAAAGATACTAGGTGAATGGGGTTTTTCACTCTCATCACTACCACCCTCTTGGATGGTTACTTCAGGCAGAGTTGGCAGATTTCAAATAATTTACCAAGTGCCAGAAAAGTATTGGTCAAAAATTAAAACACGCAAATATCAAACAGGAGTTAAAGATGAAGATGGTTCTGTTGAACAGATAGAACTACGTTGGAATGGCTCACAATCAATAGTTTCTGGTAAACATCCAATAACAGATGGTTATAGATGGATGGATGGCAGATCACCTAGAGATATTAAAGAAATAGCTGAAGCTCCTCTTGCCATAATAGAAAAGATGATGGAGCAGAAAAAAAAGAAAATTACACCAGTAAAAACTTATAATTCAGATTCAGATAAGGCACGTTCATTACTTCAATCAATTAATCCAAGCCGACTTGATGACTATGATTCATGGCTAAAAATTGGAATGGCTGCTCATTCTGTTGGTGATGATTCACTCTTACAGGAATGGGAAACCCTTTCACAAAAAAATAGTAAATATCAATCTGGTGATTGCGACAAAAAGTGGGCCTCCTTTAAATCATCTGGAGTATCTCTTGGCACTCTGCAAAAGTTTGCTTCAGAGGATGGATGGACACCACCACAACGGACATTTCCAAATTCAATAAAACCACAGGAAAAATCTTCAATTATTCCAACAAAACTTGAGCAACTAACATCACAGGAATTAATAAATTTTTTACGCAACCTCAAACAGGAAATAAGATTTAACATCTTTTCTCATTCAATAGAAATGGATGGCAAAGTTATAAAAAATATTGAACTTTTCTACCTAACACTTGCAGAACTTGGATATAAAGTACCAAAAGAAATGGCTGTTGATTGCCTTCTTAAAGTAGCTCATGAAAACGAATATGACCCTGTAAAACTTTATCTTGATCATTGTTATAACGAAATAAAGCCAGAACTATATGGAATTGAAAGAATGGCCTCCACATATCTAAGGCCAGAGGATCAAAACTTACCAGAGCCAACTATCTATGACACCATGCTAAAACTTACTCTTATAAATGCAGTAAGAAGAGCTTTTACGGCTGGTTGCAAACATGACACCGCAACAGTATTACAAGGGCCACAAGGAATAAAAAAATCTTCTTTTTGGCAAGTACTATTTGGCCCTTTCTTTTCAGATGCACTCGGTGATATTTCCTCCAAAGATGATCTTTTAGTACTTCACCGTTCATGGGGCATGGAATGGTCAGAGATTGATGGAGTAACAAGCCGCAAACACGCTGGTGTAATAAAGGCATTTTTATCAAGATCAACTGACCTTTTGCGTGTTCCATATGGCAAGGCAGTTGAAGAATGGCCTAGAAGAGGCATCATTGTCGGAAGTACTAACAAAGAATCAGGAGTATTAATAGATGACACAGGGAACAGGCGATTTCATATTTGTCCATGTACTAAAAAATCTATAGACCTTGATGCTTTACAACTTGAGAGAGATAGCCTGTGGAGTGCAGCCGTACATCTTTTTAAAAATAAAGAACAGCATTTCCTATCCACCGAACAGGAAAATCAAATTGAAAAAGAAAACCTAAAATATATGGTCGATAGTCCTTGGCAATCTGTTATCGTCAACTATTTAAACGACCCAGCTAATGCTCTCAAGGATATAACAATTGAACTTTTGTTAACTGAAGCTATAGAAAAACCAATATCAAATCAAACAAAATCTGACACAATGACTGTCTCATCCATTCTCAAATCCTTACATTATGAACGTAAAAGAAAAAGATTGGAGGGAACACCTAAATGGGTCTGGTTCTTACCTGTTCTCTCCCCTGTTCTCACTACTGGGAACGGCTAAAACCTTTGCTATCACTATCTTATATATATATGTTCTCTATGTTCTCTATGTTTTATATATAAATATAATAATAGGTATATTAGGGGTATATATAGGGTTAGGTAAGTCTTAAGCATTTCTGGGAACACATGGGAACGTGGGAACACCCAGCAATCTCAAATGAGTCTCATTTTGTTTATTTTTTAATACTGAACTACTATGGCAACATGACTTCAATTAACGATTTACAAAACGATCCTAAAAACGCTCGTAAGCGTACAGACCGATCTGCAAAATTAATAAAACAAAGTCTTGAGCAATATGGTGCTGCAAGATCAATAGTTATTGATGAAAACAACCGCATACTTGCAGGAAATGGAACAATCGCTGGAGCAAAGGCAGCAGGGATAAAAAATTTAAAAATTATTGAATCAAATGGTGATGAAATAATTGCTGTAAAAAGAATTGGATTGTCTGAAGAGGAAAAAGTAGGTTTAGCAATAGCAGACAATAGAACAGGTGATCTTTCAGAGTGGGATATAGATATGCTTGAACAATTATCAAAAGAGCATGATTTAAATGATTTTTTTGATAAAAAAGAACTTGATGACATACTTTCTAAAAAAGAAGTTATACCAACTGAAGGTTTAACAGATCCTGATGATGTTCCAGAAGTGCCAGAAGAACCAATTACAAATTTTGGTGATATATGGCAGCTTGGTAATCATAAATTACTTTGTGGAGATTCTACCGATCAAAACCAATTGCAGCCTTTAATGCAAGATGAACTTGCTAACTTATGGTTAACTGATCCTCCTTACAATGTTGATTTAGGTAACGAAACACCCGAACAAGCAAAAAAAAGGAACAGAAGAACTGACGGAAAAATAATAAAAAATGATAGTATGTCAGATTTAGATTTCAGACATTTTTTAAGTTCGGCATATTCCGTAGCTCATCATTACCTTAAAGAAGGAGCTTCTTTTTATATTTGGCATGCTGATTCAGAAGGTTATAACTTTAGAGGTGCAGCAAAAGATGCGGATTTACAAGTAAGACAGTGTTTGATTTGGGTAAAATCATCTCTTGTAATGGGAAGGCAAGATTATCACTGGCAGCATGAACCTTGCCTTTATGGATGGAAAAAAGGAGCATCTCATTTTTGGAACGCTGATCGTAAACAATCAACCGTTTTAAATTTTGAAAAACCTTCAACAAATAAAGAACATCCGACAATGAAACCTGTTGACCTCATTCAATATCAAATTACAAATTCAACAAAACCTGCTGATATTGTTCTTGACACTTTTGGTGGTTCTGGCACAACTTTGATCGCAGCAGAAAGAATACAAAGACAAGCACGACTTGTTGAACTTGATCCTAAATATTGCGATGTAATAGTAAAAAGATGGGAGGATTTTACAGGTAACAAAGCAAAACGTGTATCATCTAGTTAATGAGTAAAAAAGGATCAAAAGCTGAAACTATAATTAGGTCACAGAAGTTTGCTCGTATTATTGCAAACGGTGGCCGTAGATCCGACTGCGTACGTTATGCGGCCGAGAATTGGGGGGTAGGCGAAAGAGCCTGTTGTAAATATATAAATATAGCCAGAGAGGAGTTGAAGAAAGATTGGGATATGGAACGACCTCAAATGGTGGCTGATCTTTTAGCTCAATGCAGCACCTTACAGATGGAAGCTAGAAGGGCTGGTCATTATCACATCGCTTTGGGTGCTATCAATACAGCAGCTAAACTTGCACAAATTGTTTCGTGAGTATTTTAGATACAGCAAAAGCTGGAAATGTTTTATATCAAATTGGTGCTTATGATTTACCAACAACAGCACAAGCTATAGATCGCATATCTCAAGATTTGTTGCCACATCAATCAAAATTCTGTGATGATCTTGACCATAGGAAACTTGCTTTAGTTTGTGGTTTTGGTGCTGGAAAAACTCACGCATTAATTTCAAAATCTTGCATATTAGCAGCTTTAAATGTTGGTCATGTTTCCGCACTTTTTGAACCTACTCATGCAATGTTGGTTGACATTCTTGTGCGAACCATGAATGAACTGTTAGATCAATGGCAGATTCCTTTTTCTTATAGAGCCTCTCCTTTACCATCTTTTACTTTGGAATTTAAAGAAGGTACTCATACAATTTTGTTGAGGACAATGCTTACATATCAACGCTTACGAGGCCAGAACCTCTGTGCAATTGGATTTGATGAGGCAGATACTGTTCCAAAACGAGAAGCAGAAAACGCTATGAATATGGCACTTGCAAGACTTAGATCTGGAAATGTTCAACAGTTTTACGCAACAACAACTCCTGAAGGTCATGGCTGGGCATTTGAAACATTTGAAAAAAACAAAAAGTCTGACACAGGATTGATCCAGGCAAAGACTGCTGATAATCCTCACTTGCCCGATAACTTTATTGAATCTCTTGAGGAAAATTATCCACCGCAACTTATAAAAGCTTATTTACTTGGTCAATGGGTCAACCTTACAAGTGGTCAGGTTTATGATCGTTTTAATCGTAATGACCATGTCATTAATCAGATACCGTTTGACATCAAGATGGAGGTGTTAAGAATCGGGGTGGACTTTAACGTGATGAACTGCAATGCCGTAGTTGGTGTCAAGTCTGGAGACAAATTATTTATTATTGATGAAATATCAAAACAAAATGATACAGATGCCTTGGCGCAAGAAATTAAAAGACGTTATCCTTCAAACAGAATATTAGTTTATCCAGACGCAAGTGGTTCAGCACGTTCAACGATCAATGCCTCGAAAACAGACATCGCAATTCTCGAAAGTTACGGATTCAGTTCAATGGCTCTCAAGAGCAACCCCTTTATCAAAGATCGAGTTGCAACCGTCAATGCGTTATTACACAACGGGAAAGGGGAAAGACATTTGGCGGTTCATGCCCGTTGTTCTCGTTTAATAGAGTGTCTTGAGTTGCAAAGTTACGATGAAAAGACAGGTGATCCAGATAAACAGAATGGATATGACCACCATGTTGATGCGCTTGGTTATTTAATTTATCGTGAATTTAATATTCTTTATGGTAGGGCAGGCAGGCCGACTGGTATTAGAATATATTAAAAGTAATGGTACTATGAGGAAAAACCGTGTATAGCTCTCTGAATATTTACAATCAGCCTGTAACACTAGCTCCTACAACGGTTGCAAGCCCTAATGCTGCCTATCAGAGGATGGCTAATTTTTGGGGTTTAGTTGAAGATTTAAAAGAGGGAACATATAAAATTCGTAGTGAACATAGAAAATACCTTCCACAGGAAAGCAGAGAGACTGATGATTCATATGACGTTCGTTTAAGTAGGTCAACAGTAGTGCCATATTTGCAGCGTATTGAGAAAATGTTAAGTGGCATGCTCGTTAGGAAGCCTATTCGCTTGGATGACGTTTCAGATCTTGTTCGTGAGCAACTTTTTGATGTAGATCTTGAAGGTAATGATCTTAATGTCTGGTTATATCAAACAGCTAGAGTAGCTATTTCTTTTGGTCATGTTGGTGTTCTTGTTGATGCACCAAAAGAGGGAGAGAAGGCAAGACCATATTGGGTTACTTATGCGCCAAAAGATATTCTTGGCTGGAGGACAGATATTGTTGATGGTGTAAGAAAGTTAACTCAACTGCGATTAATGGAACAGGTTGTTGAATCTGACGGAAAGTATGGAGAAAAGACTGTAAAACAAATCAGAGTGCTTGAGCCTGGACGATACGAGATTCATAGAAAAAATAATAAGGGTGAATATAAATTACATGATGAGGGAGAGATGAGCATAAAGGATAAAATTCCTTTTTCTGTTGCATATTCAAACAGGGTGGGAATGTATGAATCACGCAGTCCTTTATATGACATAGCAGAACTAAACCTAAAGCATTACCAGATACAGTCTGACTTGGACAACATTTTGCATATCAGTTCTGTTCCATTGCTTGCAGTCTTTGGCTATCCAAATGCAGATGAGATAACAACAGGGCCGAATGAAGCGTTATCATTACCACCTGAATCAAGGATGGAATATGTCAGCCCATCGGGTGACAGTTATGACAGCCAGTTCACAAGACTCAAAGATATTGCAGATCAAATAAATACATTGTCATTAGCAGCAGTTCTTGGTCAGAAGTTGGTGGGTGAGTCAGCCGAGGCCAAGAGGATAGACCGTTCACAGAATGACAGCACAATGATGGTCATTGCCCAACAGATGCAAGACCTGATTGATAACTGTCTTAAGTTTCATAGTGAATATTTAAATGAACCAAATGCTGGAAGCAGTTTTGTTAATAGAGATTTTGTTACTGCAAGATTAGAACCACAAGAAATTCAAAGCCTGTTACAACTATTTACTGCTGGAACTATCAGTCAGGAAACATTACTAACACAGTTAAGCAGTGGTGAGATTCTTGGTGATGATTTTGATGTCGAAGAAGAAGTTGAGGCAACACAATCTGGTGGATTGATCGAAATGGAAGCCCCAACCCAAACTAATGAATCATAATAAATGGCAGTTCCAGAGGCTTTTTATCGTGAAGCGATTGATCTGAACAGATATAGTAATAAAGTTCAGTTTCAAATTGCTAGTCAATTTAACGAGGTAATTTTAGATGTTTTACGAAAGATAAGAGATCTTGAAGGTAACAGCCCAACCACGACTGCAAGACTGCGATCAATATTGGCACAAATGGTTGATAGCTTAAAAGGTTGGGAGAATGAAAGTGCAGCTTATATGATTGATGAACTTCAAAACTTGGCAGAGTTTCAAGTTGGTTTTGTACAGGATCAACTGCAAAGAGTTTTACCAAAGGGAGAGTTCCAGGTGAACACAGTTGCTGTTTCTCCTGACTTTGCAAAATCTATTGTCACAAAAGATCCGACTGCCATGACTATTAGATTAAGAGATAAAGATGGTGTGTTTAGATCTGCTCAGTTTGCATTGACCGCAAAAAGAGGATCAGAAATATCATTACCAAATGGAAAAAATGTAAAAAAATCATTTAGAGGTATCGCTGAAGATTCTGCCTCAAGATTATCAAAAGCAATAAGACTTGGTGTTTTGGAAGGAGAGTCTTTACCAAAGATTGTAAGAAGGCTTAAAGGGCCAAACCTCAGATTTAATGCCAAACCACAAAATGCTATTGCATTGAACTCTGCCTTAAAAAATTCAGAGGGAATGCTTTTATCAAATAAACAAATTCAAACTGTTGTAAGAACAACCGTTAATCAGGTACAAAATGCAGCAAGTCAGGCTGTATATGCAGAAAACAAAGATATAACAGGCAGATATCAATATGTCGCAACACTTGATGCAAGGACAAGTTCTATCTGTCAGAGGTTGGATGGTCAATTATTTAGATATGATCAAGGGCCTGTTCCTCCTCAACATTTCAACTGCCGATCGACTACTGTTCCTGTTATTGATGATGATGATTTGGCGAGAGCTTTTCCTAATACAAGACCAAGTGCAACAGGTCGAGTTCCGCAAGATACAAACTATGCAACCTGGTTAAAAGATAATCCTGATTTACAAGATAAGGTGTTGGGAAAAAAGAAAAGATATTTTAATTATTTAATGAGTCCTAAAAGAGGTGCAAAACAACTCAACGCTACAAATGCCTTAAAAAAAATTATCCGTGAAGATGGAACAGAGCTAACATTAAAAGAACTAGCTGCAAAATATAAAGATGCCAATTAAAAAAGGAAAATCACAAAAAACAATCACTGGCAATATCAGAATGTTGATGAAAGAAGGTAAATCAAGATCACAAGCGATTGCGGTTGCATTATCTACAGCAGGCAAAAAGAAAACAGCTAAGAAACGTAAAAGGAAGTAAGATATAAACAGTTACTTTTATTGTTATGCCAAAAGGTGTTGGTTATGGTTCTATGAAACCAAAGAGTAAAAAGAAAAAGAAGGGAGGTAAAAAGTAATGGGATATACATTTAAAGTCCAGACTTATGATGAGTCAAAACCAAAGGTTGAAAACTGTGAAGTAAAACCTAAAACAACAAAAAAATCAAAAAAGGTAAAAGGTGACTAAAAAGTTCAGGCGAGTTGCAAAGGACAAAAAGACAGGTGTTCCAAAAAAATATCTGTCTGGAGCAAAGAACAAGGCAGCGAAAGCTGCTGAGATCAAGAGAACCGCAGCAGCATATAAACGTGGTGAAGTTATTGATATAAAAGCTGTATCCAAATCACGAGTTGCTCAAGATGCCACCAAAAAAAAGAAAAAGCGCAAAAAAAACACCAAACGCTAAAACAGATATACTTACTACCGCTTTGAAAAACAAAGCGGATAGAAGTCGTTATACTTTAGGCGATTTAAAAAAAGTTTATGAAAGAGGTGTTGCTGCATATTTAAGCAGCGGATCAAGAAATACTTCTGTCGGTGCTTGGTCTATGGGTCGTGTAAGTAGTTTTGTTTCAGGTGATGGAGGGGCAAGAAAAGCTGATATTGATATTCATCAAAATAGATTAAAAAATCCAAAGAAGAAAACTAAAAAGAAAAAATGAAACTAACCACAAGACAAAAAAACACGCTTGCCAAACACCAAAAGACTCATGGCCACACAAAAGCACATATGGATTATATGAAACGTAAGATGAGAGAAGGCATGAGTTTTACCGAGGCTCACAATATGGCAATGAGGAAGAAAGGCAAATGACTTTAAGCAAAAAAGAAAAGATAGAACGTAAGCTGAGAAAGTATGGCTTAACAGAAGTTAACAAAGCAAAACCAACTCCAGGTCATCCAACAAAATCTCATGTTGTGCTTGCAAAGAAAGGTGATGAGGTTAAATTAATCAGGTTTGGACAGCAGGGAGTCAAAGGTGCTGGCAAGAATCCGAGAACAAAAGCAGAAAAGCAGAGAAGAGCTAGTTATTACGCAAGACATAATGCCCAGAACCCAAATCCAACGATATTTTCACCGTTATTTTGGTCACATAAGGTCAAATGGTAATTTTCACGATAATATTATAAATAAATATTACGATTTTTATGTCAGAAGAGCCTATCAAGCCAAACCCACCTGTTGATACAACAGAAATCGAGTCACTTAAAGAAACAGTCAAAAGACTCGAAGAAAATAATAAGAAACTACTTAATGAAAATATGCAGGCAAAAAGATCAGGAAAAGCTATCCCTCCAGATGTTGATGTAAATGCCTTGATTGCTTATAAGCAGAAAAAAGAACAGGAAGAACTTGAGGCACAGGGTAAATATGAAGAGGCAAGAGAAAAACTTGCAAGTCAATATCGAGAAGCTGAAGAGGCTAAAAACAAGAGGATTCAAGAGCTAGAACAAAGACAAAGGGAACTTGAAGTTGAAGCCCCTGCCGTCAGTGCATTAGCTGATGTGGTACATGACCCACAATATGTATTGTCAAGAATAAACAGAGATCAACTTGCAAGAGAAGCTGATGGAACTGTTGTTATTGTTGATGGTTATAACAGAACACCTGTGAAAGATTGGGCGCAACAAAAAATGCCTCAATGGGTACAGAAAAATCCAAGACCACAGGGCGGTGGTGCTACAACAACTAAAGTCACTGCTGATGTAATTACAGGAGAAGCCAACCCATTTGCCAGAGAATCTTTTAACCTGACAGAACAAGCAAGATTGTATCGTACAGATATAAATAAATATAATATGCTCAAAAACGCAGTTAGCGGTTAATATACTAATAACTAGAGTTGGCACTAGCTAGGGAGAGGCTGCCCGACAAGTAAAAATCATTAGTACATTTTTTAATGGCTACATTAAGAAGTGATTTAATTATCCCTGAGGTTTTTACACCCTATCTGATTGAAGAAACAACTCAAAGAGATGCTTTCTTGCAGAGTGGGGTCGTGACACCTTTAGCAGAATTAAATCTATCCGCAGAAAGAGGCGGTGACTTTGTAAAGATTCCATTCTACAAAGCTAACTTGTCTGGAGACTTTGAAGTTCTTACAGATTCATTATCATTAACACCTGGAAAGATCACAGCTGATAATCAAATCGCTGCTGTTCTTCATAGAGGTAGAGCATTTAGTTCTAGAGACTTAGCTGCATTAGCAGTTGGTGGTGGCCCAGATCCAATGGCTGCTATCGCTCAGAAGATGGCTGCTTATGTTAACAACCAAAAGCAAAAAGACTTATTCTCTTGTTTAACTGGTGCATTTGGTTCTATCAATGCAAACGACAGCAACTCTGCTTTATTTGCTTTAACAATTGATTCTGAATCAGGTGACTCTCCAACAACATTAAGTCCAAGACACGTTGCAAAGGCACAGTCTTTACTTGGTGATCAAGGTCAGAAATTAACTGCTGTTGCAATGCACTCTAAGGTTTTCTATGACCTAGTAGAGCGTAACGCAATAGATAGAATCTATGACAACACTGGCGCACCTGATACAGCAGCAGCTTCAGGTAGCACAACAAGAGCATTTGATGGCCCAACTGCTGTTAATACCTTTATGGGTCTTAACGTGATTGTTTCTGATGATGTTCCAACAACAGGATCTGGTTCTTCCACTGAATATTCAACATTCTTCTTTACACAAGGAGCAGTTGTAACAGGTGAGCAAGCACCAATCAGAACACAAACAGATAGAGATATCCTTGCTCTAGAAGAGGCAATGGCAGTGGATCTCCACTACATCTATCATCCTGTAGGTCTTAAATACGCTGTTTCAACAGTAAACCCAACAAGAACTGTGTTGGAAACTGTTGCATCATGGTCGAAAGTGTATGAGACAAAGAACATCGGAATTGTCCGTGCTACTAACGTAAGTAACCAAGATTAATCATGGCTTCTATTTTTGAAATTGGTGCTGGTAGTTTAATCGGCCCAACAGACGGTGGTACTGTAACTCAGGCTACTAACAAATCAACAGGTGTAACTCTTAATACTGAGAGTGGACAGATCACAATGAACAACGCTGCATTAGCTGATGCTGCTGAAGTATCTTTTACAGTTACTAACAGCAAAGTTGCTGCAACAGATGTTGTCGTTGCTTGTCATGGTTCTGCAGGTACAGCAGGTGCTTATATCGTAAGTGCTAATGGTATTGCTGCTGGATCATTTAAGATCACAGTTTCCAACGTATCAGGCGGATCTCTAAGTGAAGCTATCGTTATAAACTATGTTGCTCTAAAGGGAGCATCTAGCTAAATGGGAATGTACGCTTTTAGGCGTATGAGAGCGAGGAATGAGGCTGCTCAAAAGGCAGCTTCATTAACTCCAACTCTTGAAAAGCCAAAACCAAAACCAAAGCCCAAGAAGGTAAAACTCAATGGCGATAACTCTTGATGCAACTGTTGGTGGTGCTAATGCAAACACCTATATAACTCTTGATGATGCAAACTCATTTATTGAGGGTTTAGTCCTTAGTGATGACGCTGCTGCATGGGATGGGTCAAGCAACGACAATAAAAATCGTGCATTGTTCACGGCTGCACAAAGAATTGATCGTGAAAAGTTTTTAGGGGCTAGGGTAGACGATACCCAGGCACTTGAATGGCCAAGATCTGGAGTAAGAAAACCTGACACTTATACAAACCTTTATGGCTTATCTTTTCCAAACAGGTTAGTTGCTGATTATTACACCGACACTGAAATCCCAGATCGTGTAAAAAATGCACAGGTTATTTTGGCTGTATATCTCAACAACAATAGGAACGGTTTGGAGTTGAGTGGGCTGGAAGATTTTTCAAATGTTGTTATCGGAAGTTTAAATGTAACTCCAAGATTTTATGGGGCTGTTGGTATTGATCGAATCCCACCTATAGTTGATCATTACCTGATGGGCATTAGAATAGGTGGAAGAGCTAATATCGGCATCAAGAGGAGTTAACTATGGCTAGGGCTTTAGGAGTTGGTGCTGTTGATGGTTTCTATAATGTAGGAGCAGAAGTTATAACAGATACGGCAGCACATACAGGTCGTTTTAAAAGAATTGACTTTTATGAAAATACACATATCACAACTCTTGTCACTGAAAACTATACAGGTAATTCTTTAAATGGTGAATCATTTCCAGCAGGCTTTATAATTGAGGGTGTATTCACCAGTATTACGCTCCAAAATGGAGCCTGTATAGCTTACAAAGTTTAATTATGTCCTATTCTGATTTCCCAGCAGCCAAAATCATCAATGATACAGCAGCCCACACTGGAAGGTTTGGTAAAGTTGTTGCATTACAAGATTCAGTGATAAACACTTTAGTCGCTGAAAATGTAACAGGTGATTTGACAGCCTTGCAATTCAAATCCACTGCTGAAATATGTGGTGTCATTACGAGTGTCAAACTTGACAGTGGAACTGTTGTCGCTTATTCATTATGAGTCTTGCTAACGCATTAAAAACAGCAGCCTCTAAAACTTTGAAAAAACTTGGAGGAGATGTAACCATTAGGCGAGTGACGGCTGGTGCTTATAACACAACCACTGGAGCGATCACAGAATCTACATCAGATACAACTGTCAAAGGTGCATTAAGTAATGTAAACAGATCTGAGGTAAATGATCTGATTGAATCCCAGGATAAAAGATTAATTATTGCATCAAAAGATATTAGTTTTGTTCCAACAACAAAAGATAGAGTTTTGATAAGTAATGTTGAATTTAAAGTGATTCAAGTTATCACAAATGAACAGGATAATACCCCTATAAGTTTTGATCTAATCTTGAGGTAACTATGGCTAGAGAAATAAACTTAACTGATATTGGAGATCATTTTGGTGATAAGGTACAAAAGGTTGTAAGAAAGGCAACTTTCAAAGCAGAAAAAGATATAAAAGAATTTACACCAGTTGATACTGGTAATTTAAGAAATTCTTGGCAAAGTGAAGTCAAGCCTTATATTGGTATTGTTTCCACAAATATTGAATATGCAGAACCAGTTGCTTATGGAACAAACCTTCCTCCAAGTTGGGGTGGGGTATATAGAACTCGTCAAAGCACAATCAAAGGTTATCCAGAACTTGTTGCAAAACAATTAGAACAGTATATTAAAAACGAATTTAGGAAGGCATAAATGGCAGCAATAGATTTAAACACCGTAAGATCTACGATAGAGGCAAGACTAGCAACAGAACTTGCGTCAAGCCCAGCGATTCCTGTTGTATTCAACAACATGGCATTTGATTCAACCACAGAAGATACTTTTGTTCAATGCCTTACAAGTTTTGGAGCGCATCAATACCTTACTCAAGGAGATACCTCTTTTGCTTTTAATGATGTTGTTGGTCTTATAGTTTTAAATATATTTACAGAAGAAGGGATTGGATCAGGAGCAAATTACACAATTGGCAAAAGATTGAGAGATTTATACAATAGGGTCACAGTTTCAAATGTAATCTTTGACTCTCCTATTGGGCCTGAAGTCTTATCATCAAGTCCAGAAGGCAAGTTTCAAACTCAAATAAGAATTACATTTAATGTCTATGAGGATCTTTAATGATTGAAATCACAGAAGAAATGCTTGATGCTATCGAAGCAGTAAAAGGAAGAAGAGAAGCAAATTACTGGGATAATTCCTGTAAAAGATACATGGAAAAACAACAAGCGACAAAAAAAGCTGTAAAAAAGTCAGAAAAGAGTTAATATATTTATAAATCTTTCTTTTTTTTGTTATGGCTGCTGTAAAAGGCGATGTTGGGCAAGTCAAATTTGATGATGGTGGCTCTTCAGTTAACCCAGTACTAGGCACAAGATCATGGTCTATGTCTATCACCAAAGATACCCAAGAAACAACTGTCCAGGGCGATACCTTTAAAAAATTCATAGGTGGATTAATTGAAGGTGAAGGTTCTGCTGAGTTGGTTTACGACAATGCTGCCTCAGGAGAAACTGCGACTTTCGTTGATGGAATTTTAACAACAGGCGATGCTGGCACAGCAGCTTTTGAACTATTCCCTGACAGTGCAAGCGGTTCAGCTAAAATTAGTTTTTCTGGTTTAATCACAAGTTTTGAGCAATCTTCATCATTAGGTGACGTAAGCACAATAAGCATTACATTTAAGCCAAGCGGAACAATTACATCTGCTATCTAATAAAAACTTTTACAACCCCAAATTTTTATGTCAACTCAAAGAACAGCAGACCTCATCATTGGTGGATTCAAAGATGAGATGACTGCTAGACGCAAATATGATCTCAAAGATTCATCAGGTAAAATTTTAACAACCTTATATTTTCCACCTATTACAAGATTTGATAGACAGAAAGCTCAACAATTAGCTGGTACAGATGAGGCTTTGACTATCTCAACACAGCTTTTATGTAAAGTGGCACAAAAGGAAGATGGCACTCCAGCATTTGATATGTCAGATGCACCTATGCTTCAAAGACAAATTCCTGAAAAGATTTTGAACGATATTGAAATATTTATGATGGATATAGAGATTGATATTCCAAAAGCAAAAAACGAATAAAAGGGGACAATTGGTTAAACTTTGAATTTTTCCTAGCAACAGAACTTGGTAAAACATTATATGAATTAAGAACCTTAATTACTCAAGAGGAGTTAGTTTATTGGGCTGCTTATTATGAATTAAAAATTGACAGAGAGCAAAAAGAAATGCAACGACAAAAAGCCAAATCAAGGTAATATATAATAAAGGTTATTTGTATTTGTGGCACAGTCAACAGTCAGATTAATAGTTGATGCTCAAAATGCCATCAATCCTTTAAAAAGGGTTAATGATCAAACAAAACTATTAAGCCAAAATACAAATAAATTAAAAGGTCGTTTAGATAAATCAAACAAATCAATTAGAAACACTGGAACTTCTGCTAAAACAGCCCAATCAGGTGTAAAAGGTTTAGTTGGTGCATTAAAACCATTACTTGCTGCATTAGCAGTTGTTGGATCTGCTAGGTTTGTTTTTGTTAAGACAGCAGAACTAGAAAGCCAAAGAAAAAGTTTAAAAGTTTTGACTGGGTCTTTAGAAAAAACAAATCAAATAATAAAAGAAATGCAAGATTTCGGTGCTGTAACACCATTTACAAGTAGTCAATTGATAGAAATTACCAAAAGAATGAAAGCTTTCGGAGTTGAAACTGAGAAAGTGACTGACATGACACGAAGAATTGCTGACATTGCTGGTACAGCAGGGGCTGATATTGATTCAGTATCACTTGCAATAGGTAAAGTTGTGGCGAAAAATAAATTCCAGCAAGAAGAAAATATTATGTTACTAGAAAAAGGAATAAATGTCACAGAAGAACTACAAAGGATGACAGGGATGTCAGCAGAAGCCTTAGCGGATGCAATGAGCGATGGTGCGATAAGTGCTGATCAATTTAGACAGGCCATTGTAAATTTAACAAGTGAAGGCGGTGAGTTTTTTGGAGGAGCATCTGCACAAGCGGATACTTTAAATGGAAGATTAAGCACGTTACAAGATACAGTCGAAACTTTAGCGAGATCAATTGGAGAGGAGCTTAGCGATGAAATAAAAACAGTTTTAAATCTTGCAATTGATGCGGTTGGACAGATAACAAAACTTGTCGAAAGAGTAGGAACTGCAAATAAAGTCGGAAGAATGAATCTTGCTAATATTGCGATGGAATCAAGAAAAGAAGCGAGAGAACAATTAAAACAAGAGACAGGTGATAGATTCGCTGGATTTAGCCCATTTAATAGAGAAAGAAAAAAGAGAGAAAAAGAGATATTTGAAGAAATAAAAGCAGCAAAAATTAAAGAGGCATTAGATGCAAGAGAACTAAAAACCTTAGATAAAAAAGATAAAAAAACAAAAGAGATAACAAACAATATAAAACAGTCAAATAATGAAGCAAAAGAAACTACGCTTGCTTTTGAAAAAACGATTACACCAACAAATCTTTTAAATCAAAATCTTGGTAAAACAAATCTTTTTGTAAAATCTATAGATAAAAATATTTTTGGAGTTGAGGAAACGTCTTCAGACTTAGCTAATAATTTTTTAAATATAAAAACTTCATTAGGAAATAATGTTACTACTTCAGATTTATTTAATGAACGTCTTAATCAAACAAGTTTTTTAGTTGGTAATTTAAGTCTTGGATCTGATAAATTTGCAGAATCTCTTTTAAATGTAAAAAGTGAAGCTGATATCTTAAACGAGAAATTTATGGAGATAGGCCAAAGTGTAGAACAAGGAATTGTCAGCAATTTAACTGATGCTGTCATGGGGACAAAATCACTGGCAGATGCCGCAATCAGTGTTTTAAATGATCTAAAAAGAAAACTTGTTGAAGTTGCTTTGCAAAGAGCAACTGCTGGAATTGGTAATAGAATTGGAGGATTTTTAGGTGGTTTATTCGGAGGAGGAAAAAAAAGTGGTGGTGGACTATTTTCTGGAGGCGGAGGCGGAGGCGGTGTTGGTTTTGGTTCAGTAAATCTTGGTATCAGTTCGGGTCTTGGTTTTGCTAATGGTGGAAGACCGCCTGTTGGAAAGGCCTCACTTGTAGGAGAGCGTGGCCCTGAAATGTTTGTTCCAACAAGTTCTGGCACTATAATTCCAAATAACATGATCGGAGGAGGAGGTGTTACTAATATGGTTACAGTAAATGTAGATGCATCAGGTGCGCCACAAGTTCAGGGAAGTACAGCCGAGGCAAATCAATTAGGACAACTTATTGGTCAAGCTGTACAAGAACAACTTGTTAAAGAGAAAAGACCTGGAGGATTACTAACATAATGGCAACCTTTCCCTCGATCACACCAACCTATGGAACAACACAAACTGTTGAACAAAAAGGGCTTGTCACAAAACTTGGTGATGGCTATGAGTTCAGAACTGTTTTTGGCTTGCCAGCTAACAAAAGACTTCATGTTGTAAACCTTACTTTTAATATTTCTGAAACAGATTCCGATACCATAGATACTTTTTTAAATGCAAGATTTGATGATCAAGCCTCTTTTGATTACACAATGACAGGAGAATCTTCTGCGAGAAAATTTAAATGCACAAGAAGATCCAAAACAATTCCATATTTAAACAGAGTGACAATGAACCTTACTTTTGAGGAGGTAGCAGAACCATAGATGGCAATACCAACCTCTGAACTTCAAAGCATAAATCCATCAGCAGTCATTGAACTGTTTGAACTACAACTCATAGCGTCTATTCATGGAAGCAACACTTTATATCGTTACCATAGTGGATCAAATCAAAACAGCAATGGAGAACTCGTTTGGCAAGGTAACACTTATGCAAGATTTCCAATAGAGGCCGAAGGGTTTGAGTTCACAGGAAAAGGACAAATCCCGAGACCCACCTTAACAGTGAGTAATATTTTATCTACACTTACGGCCGTTATTGCAACTGTAAATGCTTTTACCCCTGCCAATGATCTTAATGGAGCAAAATTAACAAGAATAAGAACACTTGCTTCAAACCTTGATGCTGCTAATTTTTCAGGTGGATCAAACCCCTTTGGAACTCCTAGTGCTGATAAGTTTCCCGATGAGATATATTTTTTGGATCGAAAAGTTTTAGAGAATAGACAATTTATAAAGTATGAATGTGTTTCTGCTCTTGATTTAGCTAATGTAAGAGTTCCAAAAAGACAATTCACTAGAAAAGATTTTCCGGGTATCGGTACTTTTATTGACTCATGACTTGGAAAGATAAAGCAGCACAACACGCTAAAGATTGTCTACCTCAAGAATCTTGTGGGCTGTTGGCGATAGTAAAAGGAAAAGAAACTTATTTCCCTTGTAAAAATTTAGCAAACAATCTTTGTTCGTATTTTATTATTGATCCCGATGATTGGGCTTATGCAGAAGATAGTGGTGAACTTATAGCAATAATTCATTCCCATCCGACAGGGCCAATATTTCCATCTGAAACCGATAAAAATGCCTGTGAGTATTTAGGTTTAAAATGGTATATTTACAGTCCTAAGATAAATGATTGGCATAGTTTCGAGCCGTCTGGATATAAACCATCCTCAATAATTGGTAAGACTTGGATTTGGGGGGCTGCTGATTGTTGGACGATTGTTGTTGATTATTTTAAAGAGAAAGGATTAAAGGTGGGAGATATGATAAGACCAAAAAATCCTGTTGAAATGTTAACTAATGGAAAGTTTGAAAAAGAGATTCCTTTGTGTAATTTTAAAGAAGTGAACGATGATATTAAAGAAGATGATTTATTATTAATGAGCATGGCAAAAAACACTGGCTGTCATGTTGGCATCTATCTTGGAGAACAGATGGTTTTACACCATCAAGTTGGTAGACTAAGCTCAAGAGATTTACTTGATTCTCAAATGCAAAAATCAATTTATAAAAGATATCGCCATGTTGAGAAAAATTAAAATCTATGGAAAATTAAGACAATTAATCGGCAAGACATCATTTGAAGCTGATTTAAATAATGTTGGTCAGGCTTTTAGTTTTCTATGTTGTAATTATCCAGAGATTGTAAGTCATTTACAAAATCAAGTTTATAAAGTTTATTCAGGTGACAAGGTGATCACTGACGAAACTTTAAATATGACAGGTAATGGTGAAATAAAAATCATCCCTGTAGCAACTGGTTCTGGTTTTTTAGTACCTTTTTTTGCTCCAGCTCTTAGTGGTTTTATAGGAGGGGCTGTATCAGCAGCTGGATTAGGAGGGATAATAGGAGGTGTTGTAACAGCAGGTCTCACAAGTTTGGCTATAAGTGGTGTGACTTCTTTACTTTCACCTCAACCGCAAGCAAGAGGGCCATCTGGGATGGAAAGAACTGACCCATCATCTCTTGCATCAAATTATTCATTCAGTGGTATCACCAACATTGCAAAAGCTGGTGGGCCAATAAATTTAATATATGGAGAAACGATAGTTGGCTCAGTGACGGTCTCTAATGGTATTGATACAGTGCAGGTAAGAGGTGACGCTTAATGTCTGGAATACAAGAATTTACTCAACAAACAGTTTTTACCAATCCAGATTTACCTTCTGATACGCTTTCATCTAAACAATTTAATACCTTAGTTGAGGCGGTAGGGGAAGGTGAGATCGAGGGCAGTGCAACAGCATCGAAGGCTGGTCTTACAAAAGGAACAGATGCTTACAACAATGCTTTTAAAAAAGATATTTTTCTTAATGGAACACAACTTCTGCAAACAGCAGCTTCTAATTCATCTCCTGATGACAGTGATTTTAACTTTCAAGAAGTAGGTTTTGAACCTCGATTTGGTACTTCTAATCAAACTTTTATCGGTGGTATAGCAAATATTGAAACAGAAAGCAGCGTTGGTGTTGCTGTAACAAGTGGTAATCCAATAACAAGAGCCATATCAAATACTGCTGTTAATGCGGTCAGAGTGACAGTATCTTTCCAAAGTATTCAAGAGGTGGAAGATAGTGGAGAAATTACAGGTGCAAGTGCAGGGGTTAAAATTGAAATCATACAAAACGATGGAACAACAACAACACCAATTGACGACACTGTTACTGGAAGATCAACCAGCACATATTTTAGAGATTATTTAATTACTCTCCCAACAAGCACAAGTTTCCCAATCAATGTAAGAGTTTCAAGAACAACTGATGATACTACTAGCCCTATATTTTCTGCTTTTTCATGGTCAAGTATGACTGAGGTAATATTTGAACAAAATGCTTATCCTGATGTAGCACATTTAGCACTTAGATTTAGCGCAGAAGCCTTTCCAAGAATACCAAAGAGGTCATTCAGGCTAAGAGGAATCAAGACAAAAATTCCGCACAATGCAACTGTTGACATTCAAACTGGTCGTATTACTTATAGTGGAACATTTAACGGCACATTTAAAGCTGCTACAGAGTGGCATAGTGATCCAGCTTGGGTTCTTTGGGATTTATTAACAAACACAAGATATGGGTTATCTATTGCAGAAAGTTCTTTAGATCAATACACATTTTACAATCAATCTGTTTATAACAATGAATTAGTAGATGATGGCCTTGGTGGACAGGAAGCTAGGTTTGCAATAAATACAAATATCACCCAGCAGTCAGAGGCATTCAATTTGATCAATGACCTTTGTTCCGTAATGCGTGTAATGCCTTTTTATAGTGCAGGTGCAATAAATATATCAGGTGATAGACCAACAGATCCTGTTTATTTGTTTAATTATTCCAACGTGTCAGAGGAGGGGTTCCAATATACAGGTTCTTCATTAAAAACAAGACATACCGTTATTAATGTTGGATATTTGGATCTTGATTCAAGAGAGATAGATTATGAAACTGTAGAAGATACAACAGCAAGCGCAAAATATGGCACAGTTATAAAAACAATTCAAAGTTTTGGCTGCACAAGTCGAGGTCAAGCAGCAAGAATGGGCAAATGGTTTTTATATAATGAACAAAATTCAGGAGAGACTTGTTCTTTTTCAGTAACACTAGAGGCTGGAACATTAGTAAGACCAGGGCAGATTATAGAAATAAGTGATCCTGTAAAAGCTGGTTCAAGAAGAGGAGGAAGGATTGCATCAGCTACAACCACTGCAATAACAGTTGATGATACGACAGATACAGATCTCGATGCAACAAATAATGCAACATTATCTGTTGTTTTGTCTGATGGGTCAGTTGAGACTAAAAACATATCAAGTATAGATGGAGCAGTGATTACTGTTTCTTCTGCTTACTCGTCTGCGCCAAATGCTAATAGTGTTTGGATCTTACAAAATGACACATTACAAACAACAACATGGAGAGTTATAAGTGTAAAAGAAAGTCAAGACCTTACATTTCAGATAACAGCCTTAGAACATAACTCTGGAAAATATGCCTTTGTAGAGGATGGGGCTGCATTACCAACAAGAACAACCACTGTTTTGACTGCTCTTAAAGATGCACCTAGTAATTTATCCGCAGAAGAAAAAATTGTTGTTATAGATAATAAAGCTGTAAGCAAAATATTTTTTAACTGGCAACGTGTTTCAGGTGTAAGCAAATATCAAGTTCAATACAGATTTAATGATGGTAATTTTATTACTCGTGATGTTTTAAGTAATACTTTTGATATTGAAAATAGTCAAAAAGGTACTTATGAATTAAGGGTATTCAGTTTTAATGCTTTAGATAAACCAAGTGCAGAGCCAGCAAAAACTACTTTTATTGCTTTAGGAAAAACTGCATTACCATCTGATGTTCAGAATTTACGAATCGAACCAATATCAGATCAGTTTGTAAGGCTACGTTTTGATCAATCAACCGATGTGGATGTTGTTCATGGAGGAAACGTTGTGGTCAGATCATCAAACCTTACAGATGGAACTGGAACTTTTACAAATGCGGTTGATGTGATACCAGCCCTACCAGGAAACGTAAGTGAAAGTATTGTTCCCAATATTGTTTCTGGAGAATATATTTTAAAATTTAAAGATGATGGTGGCAGACTTAGTTCTGGTGAAACTTCAATTATTGTAAAGAGCCCTGACCCTTTACCAAAATTAACAGTCTTAACAGATCGAGAGGATACAGACAGCCCTCCTTTTGCTGGTGCAAAAGTTGATTGTTTTTTCAGTGATGAAGTTAATGGTCTTGTACTAGGTTCTCTTGAATTATTGGATGATGTGACAGATTTTGATGCAATGGCTGATTTTGATTTTTTGGGTGCTGTTGACATAACAGGCGGCACTTATAGTTTTGCAAATACACTTGATTTAGGTGGTAAACAACCTTTGAGATTGCGCAGACATATTGTTTCGCAAGGCTTTTATCCTAATGATTTAATAGATAAGAGAACAGGAAATATTGATACATGGACAGATTTTGACGGTGCGACAGCATTTGATGTTGGAGCATCTTTATTAGTTGCTACTACTGATCTTGATCCTGATTTATCAGTTTCTGCTACCTACGGACAAAGTGGAACAACTATAACAATCACAAAGAGTTCTCATGGGTATTCTGTGGGTGATTTTGTTGTCATAGATTTCACTGCTGGTTCGGCTACTGATGGAAATTACCAAATTGTTTCTGTTCCAAGTTCCTCAACATTTACAGTTACCTCTGCTACAAGTGCAACAATATCAAGTGGAACATCTTGTACTTATGGAGCAAACTTTAGTCAATTTAATCCTTTTGTAAATGGAACATTTGTGGCAAGAGGATTTAAATTTAGATGCGATATGGATTCAAATGACCCTGCACAATCTATTGAAATAGATCAGCTAGGATACACAGCACAATTAGAAAGCAGAACAGAGACAAGTCTTGGTAATGCAGGGGCTACTACAGGAGGTCATATAGCATCTGGAACTTCCACCAAGTCAGTGTCTTTTACAAATACTTTCTTCACAGGCTCTACTGGGACAGGTGTTCCTGATAATTCTGTTCTTCCTTCTATTGGTATAGTTATTGAAAATGCACAGTCAGGGGATTTCTTTGCCCTATCAAATATAACTGGAAGCGGTTTTGATATTGATGTGAAGAATGGATCTAGCCATGTTAATAGAAATTTCAAATATGCAGCCACAGGGTTTGGGCGTGGTAGTTAGTTTTAGATTAAGATATACTTAGATAAAATTTGGATTAAGTAATGGCTACACATGATTATGTTATAGACAACTCTACGGGAGCTAATGTTCGAGCAGATATTAATAATGCGTTAAGTGCGATTGCTACAAATAATTCAAATTCTTCTGCCCCAACTACCACATACGCAACGCAATTTTTTGCTGATACTTCAGCATCAATAATGAAGCTGAGAAATGCTTCTAATAATGCTTATGTAAATCTATTCACGTTAGCTGGAGGGCCAGCTTTTGCCGCTGATGGGACGATAAATTCTATAAGTATTGGTAAAGGAGCAAACTCTGTTGCTGGTAACACTGTTCTTGGCGAAAGTGCTTTAGATGCTGCTGTTACTGGTGGAGATAATACTGCGATTGGTAAGGATGCTTTAACCACAAACACAAGTGGATCTGGTAATACTGCTACAGGAGGTTCAGCTTTAAAATCTAACACTACTGGAAGTAACAATACCTCAATGGGACTAGCTTCAATGTTTGCAAATGAAACTGGTTCAAATAATGTTGCTATTGGCCAAGAAGCTTTAAGTGCAAATATTACAGGTAGTAGCAATACAGCACTTGGAGTTAACGCTTTAGATGCAAATACTACTGCATCTAATAATACAGCTTTGGGCAAAGATGCTTTAAAAGTAAACACAACTGGAACGCAGAACGTAGCTGTGGGTGCGAATGCTTTAGACGCTAATACTACTGCAAATGATAATACAGCCGTAGGTTACAACTCATTAACAGTAAACACGACTGGAGCTAATAACACAGCTATTGGTCAAGGTGCTTTACAAGCAAACACAACCGCATCTAATAACACTGGCGTTGGTGAATTTGCATTAGCAACAAACACAACCGGAGCTCATAACACAGCGATAGGAAAAAGTGCCTTAATAAATAACACAACTGCAAGTTACAATTCTTCTCTTGGTTCAAATTCTTTAGTAGAAAATACTACAGGAGCTCATAACACAGCTTTAGGAGCTGATGCTCTAGGAACTAATACGACTGGAAGCGATAACACAGCTATCGGGTCATCAGCTTTGTTTGCAAACACTACTGGAGCATCAAACACCGCAATTGGAAGAAACTGCTTAGACTCGAACACTACTGGAGATAGTAATGTTGCCGTAGGGCAAACTTGTTTAGGTGCTAATACTACAGGTGGTTCAAACACTGCCATCGGTGCTGATTCGTTAGATGCAAACACTACCGCAGATAATAATACCGCAGTAGGAAGAGCAACTTTAGGAGCAAACACAACTGGAGCTTCAAACGTAGCTGTTGGTGCTTATGCCTTAGATGCTAATACAACCGCAAGTAGTTGTAGTGCTGTAGGAAGAGATGCCTTAGGTAAAAACACAACTGGTGCAGAAAATACTGCAATGGGAAGAGCATCGTTAGGGGACAACTCAACAGGAGCTTCTAATACTGCTTTTGGAAAATCTGCTTTAGGAGGTAATACAACTGCATCAAATAATACTGCTGTTGGTTATCATTCTTTACTAGCAAACACAACTGGAACGGGTAACACAGCCGTAGGGGAAGGTTGTTTAGCAGCTAACACCACGGCAAATAGTTGTAATGCTTTTGGTCAAAGTGCTTTAAATGCAAACACCACAGGTAGCACAAATAATGCTTTTGGTACAAGTGCTTTAAAAGAAAACACAACAGGAACTAATAATTGTGCTTTTGGTACTTCTGCGTTAAGAAACAATAGTACGGCAAGTAATAATACTGCTGTTGGAATTGATGCATTAAAAGCAAACACAACTGGAGCTACCAATACTGCGATTGGAGATAATGCTTTAGCAAAAAATACTACTGCATCAAACAACGCTGCTGGTGGTTATAGAGCATTAGAGGAAAATACGACAGGAGCTTCCAATACTGCGTTTGGAAGTGAAGCATTAAGAGAAAATACAACAGCAGACAACAACACAGCTTTTGGTAAGTCAGCGTTATTTGCAAATACAACTGGAACTCAGAATACGGCTATTGGTAGGTCTGCTTTAGATGCTAATACCACAGGAAATTACAACACATGCGTAGGAGAACAATCCTTAACAACAAACACAACTGGAACGGGTAATACTGCTTTAGGCCAGGGGACTTTATCAGCAAACTCAACGGGAGATAATAATACGGCTTTGGGTTTTGGTAGTTGCAATTCAACCACAACTGGTCATAGTTTAACGGCTGTTGGTAGAAATGCCTTATTGGATAACACAACTGGATATCAAAACACAGCAGTAGGACATGAAGCTCAACAGAACATGACAACTGGCGGTGGTAATGCAAGTGTTGGTCATAATACTCTAAATAATTGCACTACTGGTGGATCAAATAGTGCCTTAGGTAACACAGCAGGAGGGAATGTAACAACTGGAAATGGAAATACATTTTTAGGTAATGATGCTGGCAGATCAAACAGCCCATCGGGTGAAATTACAACTGGTAGTAATATAATTTGTTTAGGAGATAATGGTATTACAGGTTTGTTTTGTGCAGATACTTCAATATCAAGTTCAGATTCAAGAGATAAAACAGATGTCACAAGTTTTAATATTGGACTTACTTGGATTGAAGCATTAAGACCAGTTACCTATAGATGGGACAGAAGAACATGGTACGGTACAGATGCAGAACCTTTTGGCACACCTGATGGATCTAAAAAAAGACAAAGATTACATATAGGATTTTTAGCGCAAGAAGCACTTGCAGTAGAGCAAGCCAATGGTTATGGTTCTTCTAATGATGATTCACTACTTGTAAATCTTACTGATGATGGTATGAGTTATGGAATGAAATATGAGAGACTCGTACCTATACTTGTAAACGCAATAAAAGAGCTATCAACAAAAGTCACAGCCCTCGAAGCAGGGTAAACTGTAAACAACTACTTTTTTATCATGGAAGAAAGAACTGCTGACGAAATCGCAAAGATTTTCTCTGCTGCTGGTGATAGCGTAACTGTTATCGGTACTGCTCAAGAATCAGGTGAAACTGATACTGATTTTAAAGCTAAAATTCAGCGTAATGTAGAGCATCTTGAAATTATCAAGAATTACAAAAAGCTCGATGGTACAACATCTATCTGGACATCAGAAGATTTTACAGCTATTGATGCTGCTATTACTGCTGGTAAAAAACTCTACTAAATTATGAATTTACAGGAGAGATTGCAGCAGCTTGCACAGCAAAGGGAACAACTTTGGATCGCTTTGCATGAAGTTAACGGGGCAATGAAGATCCTTGAGGAACAGATTTTGGAGACTCAAGAGACATCCGAAGCAAACCAGCCATCAAATAAAGAGGTGCTAAAGCAATCAAAAGAAACAACATCATCAACGTAAGTGGCCCTGCCAATCTTATTAAAATTTCTCTTAACATAAAATGTTTCAAAAAATAGCTAACATCTTAAGTATAGCCTCATTTGTTCTCATAACCAGCACTCTTGGGGCATCTTACTTCGGTTATAAGTATGTAACCTCTGAACAGTTCCAAACAAAGATGATGAATAAAGTTCTTGGAGGTGTTAAAGGAATGATGCCTAAAGTATTAGATAAATCTTTACCAAGTACAACAGGCCCATCAATGGCTATTCCTAAGAAACTGGGATTGTAGTTGGAAATACCTGATATAAGTATTCCCGAAATATATATTCCAGACGTTCCAGAAATCTATAGTCCTCATTATATTGAGATAGCAAAACCACCTGATATAGATGTTCCTGGTTGTACCTATCAGCATCGTGACATAAAAAATACAGGTAATCGTAATTTGTTATTAGAAGATCCTAATGGTGTATATACAACGTGTGATTTTCCGTTTCCTAGTTTTATTCCTCTTGACTATACACCTGAGAATTTGGTCATTACAGAAGAAGTTCCTGTTACTAATGAAACCCCACCCCTACCAGAGACAAAACAACAAGAGATACCAGAACTACCAAAAGATAAAGATATTGAATTAGAACCCTGTCCTGGTAAAAAAGATCAAAGGGTTGGAGACTTTCGTAACGAAAAACGATTGGAACGTGTTACAGGTCATAAAAGAGGAGATGATGGGATTGAATGTATAACTCTCTATGAAAGTGTCCCGTTTAAAGATCAGTACATTCCAGAAGTTTCTACTATTGTATCTACTGCTGTTATTGGCTTGGTCGCTGCCAGTAGTCCACTTCTTCTTAACGCAGTAAAACCATTAGTAAAACAAATAGTAAAAAAGCTTACAAAGAAAAAAGATAAGTTAGAATAAAAAAACCCTATTCGACAAGGCAATGGATAGGGCGTCTAGGTAGGCAAGTTTCGACCCGTGCTTGTCTACTGCCTTTTTAGTTCATGAGTATGTGGGATAACTTGGCCTGGTGGAACTGTAACTACAATATCTTCACAAGAAACAGCACTAGGAGTATTAGGTTTAAAGTAAACACCTAATTTTGCTTGTTCCGCACATATTTTTAGCCTATGTAAACTGATCTCTAACTTGGTTTTTTTGTACAATAATTCCTGATTTTTGATATTAATTTCTGTTGCTCTATGGCAAAGTTGTGGAGACTTTCCTAATGGAATATTTAACTGAGCAGAGATACCATAATTCAAATTAAAGTTATCTTTTTCAAATCTTGGAGTTTCCTGTACATACTTTATCGCTCCAGTATTCTCGTCATAGATATTCTGTCTGGTAACAGTTTCTCTAGGTAAAGAAAATGTATGAGAGTCAGTTACATACGGAGTGATTGTAAGACTAGGAGAAGCACAGACAATTCCCTGACTCATTCTGAAAGATGGCATAGAAGAAGGTGTAATCATGGTGGCATTGTTGTTAACGACCCCTTGTGCATTAGAGCTAGGACTTGCAACTGTTGTATTAGCTAGAACTTTTGTAGGACAGAGAAGTAAAGCTATTGCCCAAAGGTAGTTGTAGTTTCTACTGTGGTGCTTGTATTTATTGTTCTTTGTATTGTTGTTACTGTGTCTAATCCTGGTGTTATTAGAGTTTCTTGAAGAGAAAAGGCTGACCCTGGAGTTGTTATTGTCCATCTTGGGACGGCCTCTAAGTTTGGTGAAGTCCAACTAAAATTTACCCCTCCAACTGTTTGTTCTGTAAGAGTAGTAGCTGTTGGGTTGATATATCCATTAAGATCTGATGATTCAATGTTGTGTCCTGATGCGGAATAAGAATAACCTGTTCGATACTGATGGCTAGTAATGACTTCATTAACTACACTTTCTGATGTGCTTGAAGTTTGAGAACTTCCAGATCTGAACTGAGGGACTACTGGCACTGCAAGGGTTTTGACAGGCAGTAATAATAAAATTAGTAGCCAAAGCTTAGTCAATCGTAATACGCACAGTAGTAGATCCTATACAACTTGTTCCGCTACCTCCTGCTGTGCAAGTATGTATTCCTGAACTGACACTCGTAAGGGCGAGCGATCCCGCAGTCCCTCCAGAAATTACTGTTGTCTGTCCGCCAAGTACAGGAAGAGTTGCAATACCGCTTGATGGAGTGATTGCAGATTGCGTTACATCTCCAGCCTGATAACTTTCGCTGAGAGAGAAGGCAGAGCCAGCTGTTGTAACCGATTTATTTGTATTAACTAAAGCTGGTACTCCATTACTTAAGCTACCAAGATTTAATCCACCTATCCCATTTGTTACCACACTATCTCCTGTCCCTGTAGAAGTGGTGATATTATTTCCGCTTATGCTGTAGCTCGATGGGGCTGCATTAGTAATTACATAAGGCGAGTCTATGGATATTTGTGCAGAGGTTACAAATTCCTGTTTTATATCAGCATAAGCTGGTGCTGACATAAGAAATAAAAATGGAAGTAGTCTTTTCATGAGTCTAGTTTTCCGTTGTTTTTAATATTTTTCCCAGTAATGGGATCAACTCTAATAACATCAGGTTTACTTGTAACCAACTCTATTGGCTGTTTTATTATTATGGTTTGAGTGCCACCAGTGGAGTTACCGATAGTACCATTTTCATCTTCCTTCTTTTTCTTCTTAGCTCCCTGTGCTGCATTAACACTAATACCTAGTCCACCCAGAATTGAACCCAAAAGCCCTGCTGCGAAGGTCGAATCCACACGAGGTTGGTCTGGAATGTCAACCCCAAATAATTTATTAGGAAGCTTTACATATCCAAGAGATAAAACTAATAAACACCAGACTAAGATAAATGCTTGTGCAAAAGTAGAAACTAAGAAAGTAATTTTTTCCTGATAATCGGGTTTATCATCGTCTAATTGCTTTGGCTTTTCTGTTAAATCTTTCGGTTTCTCTGCCATAACTAGGATTTATTAGTCATACTAAACATAAGTATAGCTAAATTATGCCAGAGGTACACGCAGCACTGATTGGAGCAGCAGCCACTGCCTTTCTCATGGTTTTATCTAATATAAGCAACAGACGAGAAAGAGATATCAGAGAAATATTTAACCGTATCTCGCAGCTGGAGAAAGCCGTAAGTCGTATAGAGGGGCAGAATCGCTAATCTTTGGTATGTTTGGGAAAGAACACAAAAACTTTTCATGTCTAAATTTTTAATCAACCTGTTCATCAAGTTTGGCAAATCGCAGAGTCTACGAAAAGCGTGTTTGTCCATCTTACAAGACTTAGCAGCCAAGTCAGATAATGATGTTGATGATGCAATCGTCAAGATGATCGAAGAAAAACTCTTCCCAGTAAAATGAAAAAGAAAAAATTTTTAAACATCGAAATAGAAGATGCTCCACTAGAACTTGAGCTATCGGTGGAACAAAGATGTCGTGACATACTAGCCTCTGATGATATCTACAGTATTAAACGGTATTGCACACATTTAATCAGGCATCAAATGAAACAGGATGTATTTCTTGCATCTTTATTAGGTCGTTTAGTAGAACTTGAGGCTTTTTTTGCCGCTCATCAAGTAAGAAAAGATAAGAAAGGATTTATGAAACGCTTTTTTCGTATTCCTTAATCTCTTCATCTGTAAAATCTTTAACCAATAGCCTTTTAATTTTATCAATCTCAAAATTAAACTTCAGAATTGATGTTCTGATGTGTTCAGTAACCCATGCACCATCTTTATTTACAACCTGGGCTTTATTACTTTCATTAATAAACACATAATGATCCTGACCTTTTAACTGGACATCTAGTAAATTTCTTTCTAAATTTTTACGTCTAATTTCCTTCAACGCTCTCAGCTTTTTTGACTCACTCATTTTCCAATTCTGCTATCCTTTTATTTATAGCATCATATCTTACACAATATTCTTTAAGGTCTAACCGTTCAAACCAGAATTTTTTCTGTAATTCTGCAAGCTGGTCATAATAATTTTTGATCAGGTCTTTGTTGGTTTGCTCCATAATTTTATGAGAAGTTTTAATTCAGCAACCCTTTTTTTAGCTGCTGCAATTTTTTCGGCTGTTGTCATAAATAAAAAAGGGGTCTTACATGACTAAGGAGGATGCTGGACTATCAATGCCCCTATAAATTAGGCTGGGATTGCTTCTGAGCTTCTATTCCTTACAGGTAATGTAAAATCATTTACCCTCACCTGAATTGATGCTCCAGCACTCCCATCTCTTTTCTCAAAAGTATTTAAATTGCCAGATCCTGTAACAGTAATCTGATTGCCTTTCTTTATATAATCCATGACAACATCTCCTCGGTTGCCCCATACAGTGCAATCAATTTGGACAGTGACATCTTGGATGTCTGTGAGTAATCTAAAGTTTGTTACCTTAGTACCTTGAGAAGTTTCCTTCTGTACTGGGTCTGAGGCTAGGTTGCCAACGGCTGTAATGCTTAACATGATAATTTAATTAGTTAGGGTTGTTAGTTTTGTTCTGCCAATCCTCAATATCTACTCGGTTGTACCGAATAGTGTTATTAAGGATGACAGTCCATTTTGGGCCACTGGGATGACCCTTACGAGTTTTGGTTCTCCAAAGTCGCACAGTTTGAGGTTTTACACCAAGCTCTTCAGCTAATTGATCTGAGGTTATAAGTTCATTCATGAATCCTCCTTATCTAAAATAAGCGTGAGTAAACCATCTCTTTGATCTTCACTAATGGCATTAGATTCATATCGTTTTGAAATGTTTTTCTTTAACAAACCGAGTTTGTCTTTGTTGCCTGGTTTATTTATGAAGGCTTCACATTCTTTGATGAACTTATCACTTTCGGATCTATCAATTGGTTTATTACTTGAGACAGTTGGTTTACTATCATCAGGTTTTAACCATGCCTTGTCCTTATCGTATAAAGACAGGCCAAATTGATCTCCAAAACTTTTCAAGGCTCTCTTCAAAGCATCACTTTCAGCCTCTTTAATTGCTGATTCGTGTTTTTCACCATCGGTCATCTTCCCACCTCTTCCATGACCAGAGCCATAACCTTCCCTGATGACGTTCCCTACAGTGACTCGTACTTTTGCAATGTATGAAAAAATAGAGTTTCCATAACTGTCTTTACCTTCGCTGACAAGGTTAGCTTCTAAAGTTTCACATGACCAGCCATCAAAACCAAAGATGCGGTTGGCCTCTTGTATGACATGCCAGCTTTCAACATAAGCTAACTTTTGACCACCTCCACCACTACGGAAAGAGACATTGTTTTTGTTAATTTTTTGATTTAACAGTTTTTTCTGTTCTTCATTAAAACTCATTTTTCTAAGGGGGTTGAAAATGCCCATCGGGGCAGGGATAAAGATTGAACTCCTGTTTTACACCAGCTTGGCCAATCATCAAGCAGGCGACATTCGGCAATCTTATCTAAAGCTTCTCTAGACAGTTTTTGCCCTTCTTGCAACGCATCATCATCAAGCTCCCATAATCCAACATCAAATGGATATTCAGATTGCACCACAAGAAAGATAAATCTCTTTGCTGATGGAATCCCATTAAGATAGTGAGCATTTTGCAAGTGGTAACGAAAGTTGGCAACTGCCTTTGCAAAGTCTCTGGGGTTTGCTCCTGTTCTACTGGTTTTTAGATCCACAATAGTTTCTTTATTTAACCAATCAGGTCGGCACTTACAGGTCAATCCAGAGGTCTTGTCATCCCACCAGTATGATTTTTCTGCAATACCAAAACTTAATAACTTCTTGGCATGAGTTTCTGCAAAAACCGCATCTCTCATCTTGATGGCATTTGCCATATCAGATTCAGTAACGGCAGTCATGCCTTTTTCTTCAGCCTCTTTTGCCTCCTCCTTACCTTTTTTGGTAGTCCTAGAAGATACCGCAACAAATCTCTTTGTCAGTTCATCAGGTTCAAGAACAGCACAATGAGTCAAAGTTCCTAAAAGCATTGCACTTGTCGGTTTATGTTCAGGCCTTTCGGGATTTAGAAAAGAGTTCCAGTAAGCTCTTGGCCCATGAGATACCATTACTTTTTGCATTGATGCTGAAATCGCAGAATCAGCATGGTATTTTTCGTTTGAAATTTGGATTGATCCTGTTGTCATTATTTAAATCCTAAAAAAGTAGAGCCTTTATGTTGAAGAATTGTAAAAGTAGAAATCTTTTCGCAATCTTCACAAGAAAACTCAATAGAAATAGCACCTCTACACCTTGAGCTTGGATTTTCTTCATTAGATGTTTTTTTAATTCTTAAATTTTGATATTCATCAAAAATAGTAAGGCAGTCACTTTGTTGATCTTCATTTGTAGACCAAATTCGATAAGCCTGTTGATGAAGATATTCACAGTTACAAAAAGGACAGCAAAGAAATTCGTCATAAAAACTTGTCATGAGTCTGTGTACTTCTTTGTGTGTGGGCCATATTGCATTATCAAACGTGGCCATGTTTTCAAGATAAGTGCTTTATCCTGTGGCATTGCAACAAGACCAGCCTGTGCAATTCTTTTTAAAAATGGTGATGCGTCTGGTGAATCAATAACAGATGCAAATGTATTAAAGATTTCTTTGTCGGTCATAGGTAAAGTAGAAGTGCCGAGGTCGGAGCGTTCAGGGGTTGGTCGCTTCTTCCTCGGTGATTTATGGAAGCGCAGACCAAGATCATATTCACTCATCATTTTCTGGCAAGCTCCTCGCAAGCAGCCTCGACATTATATGTAAAGCAATCTATCTTTGTAGATTGAAGTAATGAATCTGTAAGTGCAAAATATCCGATGCCGAATATGCAAAGATAAAGGAATAAATGTTTCATGGGGTTGGTTTCAGGGGTAAATTAATAATAACTAATGGTCAACAGTTGTCAACCTTTAATATCTCTGCCAGCTTCTGCGTTGCCGACATAACTGAAAGGCTTTCTTGCGTTTTTTTCCTTAAAGGCATCCATACTAGCTTGCTCTAGTTCTGTAAAGTTTAGCTGCCCAACAAGGTGGCTGTAATCGTAGCCGACATGCTGTGCCAACATGGTCACTTTGAAATAGTAGTCATTGTATTTAGCTCTTATTTCTGATAAATACCATTCTTTGTACACCATATAATTTCTAAATTTTCTTGTATAAACCACATCAGTTAAAGAGTCTGGAGTACCAAGTGAAACTCTGTAATTATGGTCGTTCATCCAGTTGTTAAAGTTGACTGCAAAGCATTCTTGAAGTCCATTGTCATCTTTATATCTGCTAAGTTCTAAGCCTGTTTCAAACCTTTGTAAAGGCTGAACTATTTTCCAGAGTTTTGTTTTATAACAAGAGATAAGCATTTGTATCTCTGCTTCAGGTAAATTTTGATAAATAGTCATTTACTTAGCCTCCTGTTGGTTTAAATTTAGTTGATCGGTTGCTAATAGATAGCCATTTACATCAACTGCTGGTGGTGTATTTCTTAGCTCTAATTCTTGAGTAATAAATCTTTTAACAGAACTATAAGTACTGGGGTTTACAAGAATAGCTTGTAATGTTTCTGTATCTTCTGCTAAAAGTTGATCTTTAAGATCTTGATTTAGTGAATAGCTGAACTGTGTCATTTGACTTAGGGGTTGATTTACCTTTATTATATACACAAGTATCAACAACTGTCAACAAGGTTTCATTACTTCTACACTAAATCCTTTCTCCTTTAGTTCATCGATTCTATATTTCTGTACTTCACTTAACCTTCCCTTTGGCCCTTTTACCTCAATAAACTTAACCTCATCTGGTTTCATACATATCAAATCCGGCAAACCTGCCTTGTTGCACATAATCAATTTGATTACTGTCCACCCCTCTTTTTCGTACCTGTCGATTAGC